GCGGACGAGATTGCGGCCAAGAGCTTCACGCAGATGGAGCGCCGCCACGGCAGCTTCGCGCGTCTTGACACCACGAGGATTCGCCACGTTGACCTGTTCGCGGTCGCGGACAAGGCGGAGAAGCTCGTCGGCTCGATGATTGACACGCCCAACGAGATTCGCGTTTTCACGGGGCAGGACCGCGTTGAGGGACGCCCCGAGATGGACGACTACCAGATGACCAAGAACCACGAGCGCGCGCAGGGAGGTGAAAACAATGACGATTCCGAAGGTACCGATGCAGCTGCTGGTGGAGCAGAGTGAGCACAGGGCAGACCTGCACATCTCCGGCGACATCACGAGCGGCGTGGTGTTCTGGGGCATGAGGTTCAAGGAGGACGACGACGTTGACTACAACGACGTGGCCGAGGCGCTTGCTGACCTTCCCGACGACATCACAGACATCACCGTGCACATCAACTCATACGGCGGCGAGGTTGCCCAGGGCGTCGCCATCTACAACGCCCTCAAGGCCCATCCCGCCAAGGTGACAACCGTGTGCGAGGGGTTCGCGTGCTCCATCGCGTCCGTCGTGTTCATGGCGGGCGAAGAGCGCGTCATGCGCGACTCCTCGCTGCTCATGCTGCACAACGCGTCCATGCCGTCGTGCGGGGATGCCAACGCACACCGCAAGGTCGCGGCAGACCTCGACGTGATCACCGAGCTCTCCAAGACCGCATACCTCAGCCGCGCCACCGAGGCGCTTACGCCCGAGAAGCTCGCAGAGCTCATGGACGCTGAGACGTGGGTCACGCCAGAGCAGGCGCTCGAGTGGGGGCTTGCGACCGCAATCGACGCACCAGAGGACGATGGTGACGAGCCTACGCAGAGCGTTCGCGAGCAAGTGGCCAAGCAGCTTACCGCACGTCCAAAGGTGATTGCGCAGGTCAATTTCACACAAGAACAGTGTGATGAGATCGTTTCGCGCGTTATGGAAAAGCTTGCACTCTGTGGCGACGAGTCCATTGAGGAACCAGTTGGCATCCCTAGCGCCAACAAGCGTTACGCACGAATTTTCGAATCGCTGGCAAACCAGCAGTAAGGAGGCCAAGAAATGGCTATTCAGCTCAACAGCTCCGCCCGCGTGGCAGCTTCCAAGCTCGCTCAGGCGTTTACCGGAGACGACACCACCGCCGTCGAGGAGGCGTTCGTAGACATGCAGCTCGCGATCTCTGAGTCCGTGGCTCAGGAGTACCGCGAGGCCATCAAGTCCAACGACGCCAACATCCTGGCACAGCGCGGCTTCCGCCAGCTCACCAGCGAGGAGACCGACTACTACCAGTCCATCCTCGACGCCATGGGCAGCGCCAACCCCAAGCAGGCGTTCGCCGACATCACCAAGAACGACGACAACACCATCCCCGAGAAGATGATGCCTGAGACCATCTTCAACGAGATCCTGAAGAACATCACCGAGAGCCACCGGCTGCTCGCCATCATCAAGCCCAAGAACGTCGGCTACATCACCACGTGGCTGCGCAACAAGCACACCCGCCAGCTCGCGGTGTGGGGCGAGATCGAGACCGACATCACCGGCGAGATCACCTCGGCGTTCGAGGTCGTGTCCGTCAAGCAGGGACGCCTCACGTGCTTCATGCTCATCCATCGCGACACCCTGGCGCTCGGTCCCACGTTCCTCGACGGCTACATCCGCACCGTGCTCGCAGAGGCCATGGCCTGCGGTATGGAGGCCGGAATCTACACCGGCCGCGGTGTGAAGGGCGAGCCCATCGGCCTTGACCGCGACGTGTCAAAGGGCGTCAGCGTCAACCAGGAGACCGGCTACCCGCGCAAGGTTGCCGTGGAGGTCACCAGCTTCACGCCCGCCGAGTACGGCCCGCTCGTGGCGATGCTCTCCAAGGACGAGCAGGGCCACGTCAAGAGCTCCGTCAACGGACTCACGCTCGTGTGCAACCTCACCGACTACCTCACCAAGGTCATGCCCGCCACGACGCTGCTCAACACCAGCGGCTCCTACGTGCGCGACCTGTTCCCCATCCCCACCGAGGTCGTGACGGCCGAGGTCGTGAGAGACGGCGAGGCGCTGCTGTTCCTGCCCGACGAGTACGACCTGCTGCTTGCGGGCAACCGCGGTATCGAGTACTCCGACGAGGTCAAGTTCTTCGAGGACAAGCGCGCCGCCAAGATGGTGACCTACGCGTTCGGCCAGGCGAAGGACGACACCTGCGCCCTGCTGCTCGACATCTCCGGTCTTGAGCCCAGCTACGTCAACGTGCGCTCCATCGAGGGCACGCCGCAGACCCCGCCCGCAATTGACAACGCGGTTGTAACCGCCGAGAATGCCGCTACGGTCCTGTACGGCCACACCGTGAGCGACCTGCAAACTGGCGTGACGGTCGCCAACGGCGCAATCACGGGCACGCTGCACAAGGTCACCTCCGGCGCGCTTGCCCGCGACTGGGGCGAGGGCTACTTCATCGCACTCAAGTGGACCGTTGACAGCGACGCCAACTCGCTCAAGGTCGGCATGTACCCGTCCAAGGGCTCCGGCCTCATCGAGTGCATCGGTGACGCAGACCGCAACGGCGTGTTCAAGGTGACCGACAAGGACGCCCAGAAGTTCAAGCTCGTCACCAAGGTTGACGGCTGGCCCAAGACCCAGCTCTTCGACCTCAGCGGCCTCACCCTGGCGGAGTAGCCATGAGCGTGTTTGTCAACTACGTGCGGCCGTCTCCTGCAACGCAGCAGCCCGAGGCGGCCGCTCCCGAGAAGCCGCTGAGCGACATGACGGTGAGGGAGTTGCAAGCCGTGTGCCGGGCCGAGGGCGTTGCCACGTCCTCGCGCCGCAAGGCAGACCTCATCGCGGCCATCGAGGCGAACCGTGGATAGCGCGACGCTTCCTGACGCCGTACGTCGTAAGCTCAACGTGACGTGGGAGGACGAGGTTACCGAGGCGAGGTTGCACGACGTGGTGGACACCGTGTCTCCACGCCTTGCGACGCTGCTCGGATACCCGTCCTCCCACACCTTCGACACGGAGGACGGTCCCGCATGGGGCCTGTTCCTCAACGGATGCCTGTACGAGTTCAGCGACGCGTGGGATGACTTCGAGGCAAACTACGCCACCGAGATCCTGTCAACGCGCCTGCTCATCCTGGGAGGTTCCGACGATGCTCAAGCGCAAGGCTGAGGTATTCTCTCCGACTGACGGCGTGCTGTACGCAACCATCGACACCGATGCCAGAGCAGCTCGTGGCGCCGACTTCACGGATCCCGAGCTGCTCGACGTCGTGTGGCCGCTCCCGTACCGCCGGCTGCGAATCTCCGCGCGTGACGTGGAGCTTGCAGAATCGACGGGATGTGCGGTGACGGCAAAGGTCGAGACTCGCGCCGCAGTCAACCTCACGCCCGAGATAGATGTGATCTTTGACGATGGCGTGTACGAGATCACGCGCATCGAGCGCCGCGGGCACACGTGCTGGCTGTGGCTGAGCGAGATTCTTACGGACGGCTACGTTGACCTCACACCCGCAGGCGTCCAGAGAGACGCCCACGGCATCCCCGTCGCGGGCTCGGCAACGCCGGTCCGCGTGTGGTGCAGGCGTCAGGCACCATCGACCAGGCGCGTCACCGCAGACGGCATCGACGCGCTCAGGCCAGCGCTCACGCTTCGCCTGCGCTCAACCGACTACCTGGGCGAATCCCAGCTCAAAAGGGGCGGCATTGATTATAGTGTGGTCGCCACCGAGAGCCACGGCCAATGGATTGACCTCACGTGTGAGAGGAAGGTCTCCGACCGATGAGTGACAACGTGCGGGTGTACGTCGGTGACGGTGGAGGCGAACTGGGACTCATCTTCGACTCGATTCTTGAGCAGCATTGCATCGAGCAGACCGAAAAGCTCGTCATGAGCATTGACGAGAACAGCGACCTGGCAGTTACCGAGCTCAAGAGCACGTCGCCGCGCGGACACTCGCACCGCAAGGTCTACCAACGCGGATGGAAGAAGGACCGCGAGCGAATCGATCGTGGTTTAGGCGGCGTGCGAGTCATCATCCACAACAAGAACAAGCCGACGCTCACGCACCTGCTTGAGAATGGCCACAGGGTGGTGAGGGGCGGTTCGCTCCTTTCCGGTGGTCATGTGGTGGGGCACGCGAGGGCGTTCCCGCACATCAAGAAGGCCCAGGAGCGGGCCCTGCGACGAATCCTAGGGGGTGTGTAGGCCATGCCAACCTCGACGCAGCTTGAGGCCGCGGTGTTGTCCGTGGTCGGCGCTGGCAACATGGCCCAGCCAATGTTCCTTCCAGGCGAGGACGTTGAGCCGCCTTACGTCCACCTCATGCCGACCGACCCCGAGACCATACGCGCCGCAGACGGCACGTGGCTGTGGGAGGTGCGCTATGAGGTTATCCTCTGCACGAGGACGCGTAACAGGAAGCTCGAGCACGACATGGCGCGGGCCCTCGACGCGGTAGGAATCGGATATGAGCTCTCCTACTCGTACGACATGGAGGAGCGAATCTTTATGACCATCTACGCCACAGACCCCGTGGCAGAAAGCGAGGAGTAACAATGGACCGTAACGCATACGTCGGTCTCAAGAACGCGCACATCGCGCCCGTCATTGACGAAGACCAGCACACCTATGAGACCCCCGTGGCCATTGGCCTTCTGGGCGGCATCATGGAGATTGCCCTCAATGCGCAGACCAGCAACAATCCCATCTATGCCGCTGACATCACCTGGATTGACTCCGAGACGGACAACGGCTTTGAGGGCA